CATATTGGCAAGGTGCTCAATTAAATACATTTCCAATACCACTAATACCAGCACCCGGTTCAACGAGTAACATTGGAGTTACTTCGAATTTAGTTACAAATGCAGGTGTATGGGCACCGGCTGTATCTGCTCCTTCACTACCAAATCCGTATGAACAATTAGATTGGAGTCAAGTTCCATTGGATAAGAATGACCCTTTGGTGCAAGAAATTATTGCACCTAATTTTGAACAAATTGAAATACAGCTTCAAACCGAGCCATTAGTTGAATACGGTAATACTGATACATATCCTATTGTATTGGAAATGGATAACGTAGTAGCCGAAACACTTGATAACGCATTATACGAACAACAAATTCTAAAAACTGAACCAAAAACAGAAGAAGAAAAGGAAGAACAAAAAAAATTAATAAGTACTGGATATAAAACGCTTGATGAGTTATTAAAAATTGCTGGTGCATGGGCTCCTAAGTTGGGTAAAAGTGAAAGAGTTAAATATGAAAATTTAAGAAGTAATTATATTAAAGGTGTTCATGGATTATGTCCACAAGGAACTCAAGCAGTTGTAGTTGCATTGACGGGTATAACTGGATTGGGTAAAATATCGGGTAATGCCGATTGGTTTTCATTTAAAGACCCATCTACTGGTGGTGGTAGAAGTAGCTTTGCTATATCCATTGGTGGTAAGACTTATTATAATGATAAAGTGCGTGTTGATTTTGATTCATTTGTAGCTGATTCAACAAAATGGCAAATAGGAGATATTTTAGTAAATGGTTATGAGGAAAAAGCCTACGGTCATATTCAAGTTTGGACAGGATTTAAATGGGTGAGTGATTTTTCACAAAACAAAATTCATACTAGTGGGTGTTTAAAATCTTCAGCCGCATTATGGAGATTAAACGATAATGGTATAGCCGCCGTAGAATCCGTTAAAAGTAAAGTAGCATAAAATGTCAGTAATACCACCAAATAATAATACAACTTTAATAATTGATGATTTTATTAATTATGCAACTGCCCATTTATCTACTGTTACTGGGATAGTTAATACAATATCATTATACCCACCATTGGGAACACCGGCACCAGGAGTATTACCTTGGTCAGGATATCAAGTTCAGCCAGCAACTCCAGGTGGTGGAGCATTGGGAGTTCCTCCGCAGGAAATAGTATTTAATGAAGCTCAGCAATTGGCATCCGATACCGCAACGTTGGAAGGGAGTAATATAAATGAAGCAACTTCAGCGGGGTTTGAGGTATCATTCGAAGCACCCCCACCACCAACTGTTGAAATAGAACAAGTAGAATACCAACTCTTAGAAGAAGCAAGGAACGAACCAGACCCACCATTGTCCGAAGAAGATAAACCAAAAAATGATATTCCACCTCAACCAAATTATAAAACTAATGTTAAAGTACCAAATGAATTAGTTGCTGCTATGAAAAAATATAGAATTTGTACTACTAATATAGAAAGAGCACACTTTTTGGCACAATGTGAACATGAATCGGGTGGATTTAGGTATAAACAAGAAATATGGGGACCAACCGCTGCTCAATCGGGATATGAAGGTAGGGATGATTTGGGAAATGTGCAAAAAGGAGATGGATATAAATTTAGAGGTAGAGGGTATATTCAATTAACAGGTAGAGCAAATTATAGAAAGTTTGGGCCTATTGCTGGGGCCGATTTTGAAGGAAATCCGGATAGTGTTGCAACCCAATATTTTGCAGATACCGCATGTATGTTTTGGAAAACTAACAACTTAGTAAGTCGTTGTAAAGATAGTACTACAACAAGTATTAAATTAGTTACTAAAAAAATAAATGGTGGATATAATGGAATAGATGATAGAATAAAAAAATTCACAAAATATTGGACAGAATTACAAAAAGACCCTACACTTTGGAGTTAATTATTAAAATAATCAATTTAAATATTTATAAACATAACAAATAATAAAGTATGGATACGGACAAACTATTAAAAGCTATTCAGATTCTTATTAAAGAGGAGCTTAAAGAGCAATTGCCTGCATTAATTAAGGAAACTGTGAGAGCTGAAGTAAAAAAACTAATAGCAGAAGGAAAACAACCTGCTAAATCACAACCAATTGGGTTATCAATGGCTAAAGCTATTTTAGAAGATGATGTTATTATAGAATCGGTTAAAGAAAAAGTAGAACAAAAAAAATTTAGTAAAAATCCAATGATTAACCAAATTCTAAACGAAACTAGAGGTGGTATTCCACAAGGTGATGGTGGGTTTAGAACAATGAATTTTGGACAGGGTGATATGGGTTCAATTGTAGGTAGAACTGCAATAGCTGAAAAAATGGGGTATGGTGATATGGCTAAAGGACCTCAACCAACCGGATTGGGCGTGAATACGGGAGTAGCTGAAATAGATAAAGCTTTGAATAGAGATTATTCTGAACTTGTAAAAAGATTTAAAAAGAAATAATGGCAGTAATACTTGGTAAAAAGTTAGTAATCGATTCAAAGCAGTTTGAAGACTATGCAATAGGTATAACATTACCTATTCAAATAGGAAATATTGCTTTTAATCAAAGTTTTATAACTGCTGACCAGGTTAAAAGTAATATTAAAAATTTATTACTTACGAAAAGATTTGAAAGATTGATGCAGCCTGAATTTGGGAGTGGTATTCAAGAATTATTATTTAATATGAATGATGAAATGTTTGCTGATAACTTAGAAAATAATATTGTTGATACACTTTCTAAATGGTTACCATATGTAAATGTAGAAACTATTAATATCCAGCAATCAAACGAATTTAAAGATAATAATAAGGTTGAAGTATCAGTTTCATTTAGAGTATCAGATACACAGATATTAGATACGGTAACTTTTAATGTACAAACATAATGGCTATAACAACAATAAATAAGAATTTTAAAAATAAAGGAAAGGATATAAAATATCTTAATAAAGATTTTGCAGCATTTAGAGCAAATCTTATTGATTTTACAAAAAATTATTTTCCAAAGACCTATGGTGATTTTAACGAATCATCTCCTGGTATGCTTTTTATTGAAATGGCATCATATGTAGGTGATGTTTTAGCATATTACACCGATGATACATTGAAAGAATCATTAATGCCATACGCAGAAGATATTCAAAGTATCATAGCTCTTGCACAATATTTAGGATATAAACCAAAAGTAACGGCACCAGCGGTAACAACTTTGTCAGTTTATCAGTTAGTACCATCTATTGGGGTTGGTGCTAGTAATATACCAGATGATAATTTTTATTTAAAAGTAAAAGAAGGAATGGTTGTTGCAAATAAATCTGGTACTGTTCAATTTATAACAACCGATATGGTGGATTTTTCAAATGAAATCGATAGAGAGACGACCATATATCAAAGAGATGTACTTACGGGTGAGCCTACGTTTTATTTAATAAAAAAATATGTACAAGCGATATCAGCCGTAAGAAATCAAAAAGAAGTGACCTTTGGAAGTTATGAAAATTTTAGAACAATTGATTTGCCAGAAACAAATGTAATTGATATATACGATTGTAGAGATTCTAATAATAACAAATGGTATGAAGTACCATATTTAGGGCAAGAAATGATATTCATCGATTACCCAAATACTGAAGCCAACGATTCAGACCTTTATCAGTTTAAATCAACGGTACCATATATTTTAAAAACAATAAAAACACCAAAAAGATTTACAACTAGAGTAAATCAAGATAGTACAATTACAATTGAATTTGGTGCGGGAGACCCAACAGCATCTGATGAACAATTAATTCCAAATCTTAAAAACGTAGGATTGGGGTTACCAAATTCTATTAAAAGATTAGATGAATCATTTGACCCAACTAATTTTTTAAAAACAAAAACATATGGTACTTCTCCATCTAATACAACAATGACTGTAAAATATTATACAGGTGGGGGTATTAGTTCAAACGTTGCAGCGGGAGAATTAACGAGAATTAATGGAGTTGAATTTGAAGAAAGTTTAAGTTCTTTTACAAGAGCTCAACTTTCACTTTATAATTCTGCAAAAAATTCATTAGCAGTTGATAACGATGTACCTGCAGTTGGTGGTAGAGGAGGTGAAACTTTAGAAGAAATTAGACAAAATGCATTAGCAAATTTTGGAGCTCAAAATAGAGCAGTAACTGCAAAAGATTATCAAATCCGTGTATTATCAATGCCATCAAAATATGGAGCTATAGCAAAAGCATATGCTGTTGCCGATGGGACATTAGATAACAATTCACCTTCATCCATATTAGCATCACCAAACAATTTACAAGAATTTACTGATTTAGTATTAGATTTTGTAAACAAACCAGATGATTTAGAACCAACTGAGCAAGAAATAAAACAACAAATTACTAGATTTTTAATTGGTAAAACTTCAAACGAAAATGAAAAAAATAATCCGTTTGCTATTAACCTTTATTTATTAGGATATGATATAAATGGTAATTTGACAAATTTAAATAGAGCGGTAAAAGAAAATCTTAAAACATATCTTAACGAATACCGAATGTTAACAGATGGTATAAATATGAATGATGGTTTTATAATTAATATTGGGTTAGAATTTGAAATTATAACATATCCAAATTATAATAAAAATGAAATATTAACAAAATGTATAAACGAAGTAAAAGATTTCTTTAGTATAGACAATTGGCAATTTAATCAAACTATTAATTTAAATGAAATTGAATTGTTATTAGCAAATGTAGAAGGAGTTTCATCTGTTCCATCTGTGAAAGTTACAAATAAGTGTGGTGGTAGATATTCACCAAATTCATATAATATCGAAGCGGCAACTAAAGATAAAATTGTATATCCATCATTAGACCCTTCAGTTTTTGAAATTAAGTTTCCTAGTGGGGACATAAAAGGCAGAGTAAGATAATGGCATACTATTTATTAACAGCATCAAAAGATGCAACAGTCTATCTCCAACAACCAAACCAAAATACAGGTTTAGATGAGATATTAGAAATAAGCAAATTATATTATGGTAATGTAAAAGATATATCTCATGCATTGCTAAAATTTGAAGTAGGATACCTATCGGCATCGATATCTAATAGTACAATACAATTAGATGAAGCAACTCTTATTTTAAAAGAAACAAAAACCGAAGAAATTCCTTTGGAATATACAATTTTTGCAAATGCAATTTCGGGAAGTTGGGAAATGGGTATTGGTACTAGGTTTGATAATATATCAACACAGGGTGTAACTTGGAATTATAGAGAAGGAGATTCTAAGTTAGATTGGTTAGAAAATAATTTTAATTCATTTACATCGGCTAGCCAAAATAATGGTGGTGGTGGTACTTGGTGGACTCAATACGAAGCATCACAATCATTTAGCTATCAAACTGCTGATATTGATATGAATGTAAAATCTTTATTAAAAAGCTGGATGAGTGGTTCTATAAAAAATGATGGTATTATATTAAGACACGCATTTAATAAAGAAGTTGATACGCAAGATTATGGTGCAATAAAATTATTTAGTAAAGAAACAAACACTATATATCAACCAAAAATTAGAATAGGCTGGGATGACCAATCATTTATAACTGGTTCATTAAACGCATTAACTTCGGAAGATATAAAAGTTGGAGTTACTAATTTAAAAGCAGAAGTTAAAGTTGGAACTACGCCAAAAATAAGAATATTTACTAGAGAATTATATCCTATTAAAACTTTTGTTAAACAATTTACATATAGTACATTACATTATTTACCAGCAACATCATATTATCAAATTAAAGATTATACATCGGATGATATTATTATTCCGTTTTCTGATTATTCAAAAATTAGCTGTGATGAGAATGGTAATTATATAAATTTAAATCTTTCGAATTGGGAAGCGGATAGAACATATAAAATAGAATTTAAAGTAACTATTGATGGTAATACTCAATATTTTGACGATGATATAACATTTAGAATTGTAAAAAATTAAAATGGCAAAAACAGGATTACAAAATGAAGCATTAATAAGTGAACTTTTAATAAGTGGTTCTAGTTCACCTATCATTTCTAAAAATGAGTTTGGTGTTTACTCATTTTTTCAAGAAAATAGGACTGATGGTGTCATATCTGGACAATTAACAAGACCAAAGTATAATGAAACTGAATTAGTAAAATCTGTTGATACTGTAATATTTGAATTACTACCACCAGAAGCGCCTCCATTTGATGATAGAGTTCCAAGACCAATATATAACGAAGTAACTCAATCTGTAATTGATTTGACAGAACAGGTGATAGACCTTACTACTTTAGTTTTTGAATTGAGAGCTAAAGTACAAGATGTAGAAATAGTATCTGAAAGTTTGAGAGTTGATGTAGATTTACAAAATTTAAATGTAGCTGCAGCACAAAATCAGACTCAACAGGTAACAACAAAAATTACAAGTACAATAACTGAATTACAAAACTCTATACAAAAAGGAGTAGCGGAAGCAATTCAAAGAGTTTCTTTATTTGCAAGAAATCAGGCATTAGAACAAGAATTAACTATATTGAGAGACACTCTATTTGGTAAACAAGCTAAACAAGCGGAAGGTTCAAAAGTTACCGATGATGTAGCTGCTAAAGTATTAAATAAAAGCGACGAAAAATATGCGGATATTGTATTTAGAGGTAGAGCAAAAGATGATGGTAATGGTTCATTTATAAACGGACCAGATATCCAACTTAAAAACTTTACCAAAGATAAACTTACCGTTAGTTTTAAATTTGATGGTGGTAATGCATCTGCATTTAATAAAATTTCAGATGTTACATTGGAGGCGGGTGAGGAAAAGGTAATTAAAGTAACAACAAATAAAAAAGGAGTTGACGGGTACAAACCTTCATCTGGATTTGGGACTTCTGGTGACAAAGAACATACTGGTAATTTAATAGTTAAATCACCAAAAGGAAGTATAACATTTACAACTTCTATTCAAAAAATGAGGGGTACTAACTTTACTCCATAATCGGTGAGATAAAAATAAATAAAGATGGCGATAAAAACGTTTAAAGATATTATAAACAACAAAGGATATCGAGTTAGTTCAGATGATAGAAAAATATTTGAAGAAGGAAATCTGCAATCATTTTTTGGACTCGGTGATTCCGATGCAATTGAATTTATTGTATATGATTCAAACGATAATCAGTTGCCACAAAAAGCTGTAAATGGGAAAACCGTTAGATATGTACCATTGACAAGTAGTAACATAAGTGATTATATTTTAATAGCAGAAGGCACGGTTCTTCAAAAATTTCAATTTCCAAATGAATATTTTATAGATGCGGAAAGATTACTAAGGGAAGCAGGATATGATAATGGTATTTTTAAAACACAGGTTACACTAATTAATAAAAGAGTTGGTTCTGATTCGGAGGATGATAAATTATGGATTTCTGAAATATCACCATCTAGAACGGAAGTAAGATTATTTCCTATTAAAAATGCAAAAGTAAAATATCCGGAATTAGAAGAAAGATTCGCATTATTTGTATCTAATAAAGACTTTAGAGATGATACGATAATTGAGGCTTTCAAAGTAATTGAGCAAATAGATTCAAATATAATTGGTACATATTTAAAAACAAAATATGGTGAAAATTGGGTTAGTAAAATGGGTGGTGAATTTAAAATAAAAAACTTTGATGAATTTACAAATAGAATTAATACAAAATTCAGAGAAGCGGCATCTTATGAACTTACTAATAGAATATCCGATATCAATGATGTAAATTACGGTAAACGTAAACAAACAAAAACTCCATTAACTTTATCATCTAATGCTATTGTAGAAATGTGTCAAAGATTAATTACAAGTGTAATTAATTTTTATTTACCAAAACAAGATTTAATATCTACTGCAGAATTTGATGAGGGAATAAATGAAAGTTTTGACGAAGTTGGTCAAATAACACAAACTAGAGAAAGTGATTTATTAATAGATACTTCAAATCCTGTTATAAACACAAAGAAAACAAAAACATTTGTAGAAAGTAATAAAGAATTAGAATTAAAAAAGATAATAGCAAAAGAAAAACCGTTTCCAACATCGGGAACACTTCTTTCGGAATTTTGTCAAGGGTTTGATTTATTTGGTAAATACGCGGATGGTAAAGGTGGAGAATATACTGCTTTAATTGCAGCTAATTCAACACAATGTGGATATAGTACACCTGATGGTCAAAGTGGTAGTGATGGTTCTGGTGGTGGTTCTGGTGGTGGAGGTGGATTAGGAGGTGATGACCCGATTGGTAATCCTGAAGATGGGGGATTCGGTAGACCTAATTTAGGAGCTGCTGGTCAAGGTAAAAATCGTAATAACGCACAAAGATAAAATATAAACAAATACAATTGTATAATAGATGATAGCAGTAGAAGAAATATTAAGCGATGGTGGTTTAGGCGGCGGAAGCGGTGGTGGTCAAGGTGGTGGAACTGGCGGCGGTGGAACTGGCGGCGGTGGAACTCCTCCTGTTATGGTCTATCTTACCGATAAACCAAACACACCTTTAAGCAATTTCTTAGGAAAATTACAAATAAAATGTGTACTCGGTGATATTCTTTCAAAAACGTATTCTGGTGAAAAAATACAAGCATCGATTTATATAAATGAACAACCATCTGGATTAGTAAGTCCAAGTGAAATTAAATTATCTGCAAGAGATATTTTTAACAATGGGGATTATAATATTAAAGTAGTTGGAAACGGTTATAAAAATAGTGTTGAAAACTATGTTATAACATTAATACCGAGTCCAAATTATAATGTTAACGATAACCCTGTTTATACGGCAATCCCTTTTTCAGAAGAAGGAAAAACAAATAATTTAAAAATTATAGGATTATCTAAATTTGAATTTTTACCAACAATAGATGAAAATAATCCAGAGTACGGAAACACTAATTTTTATGAGTTTAAAATAATACATTATATAAATGGTATTGTGCAACCGGAAACGATTGCAGAAATTGATAAAGATATTACGTTTATTTTAGAAAAAGCCGGCTCCACGAATGATGGTGATGATAATTTAGGTGATGTACAAACATTGACGGTTGCGTTAACTGGTGCAGAGGGTAGTGCTCAATTACTTATTGATAATGCAGATGGAACTGCTGGAGAAACAGTTACACTTAAATCAGGTGTTAATAGTATAACAACATTAATAGGTAAAATTGTTACAATAAAAAGTAATTCAGTAGGAAATACTATATCAAGAATAACAGAAATAGCAGTATCAGCGGATGGTTATACAGGTGAAAAATTATTAGCAGTAACCGATACGGAATCGGTTAGTACTAAGATAACAATAGATAAAACATATGTAGTTGATATTCAGACAGAAACTATACCGGTAATATCATTGGATAAACCTTCTATAAGTTTTGTAAACCCGGATTTAAATAGAAAACATAACATAAATTCTGGAATTGATGCGTACATTGGAATTTATAAAAATGAGTTTACGGAAGGAGTAAGGGTTAAGTTTGCAAACGAAGAAATTACATATTCAGACTTAGCGGCGGGTGAATCTGCGGTAATTTCTATACCTTTGGCCAAATTACCAACCGTAGGTAAATATAGGATAATTATAGTACCATTTGGTAGTAGAAACGCAATCGCGGCGCTTACTCAATCTGGCAACGATGGAGACCCAATTGAATTAATATTAAATGTAGTATCTGAAACTTATGTTGGTGTACCTGATATTAGAAATATAAATTATCCAATATTAATAAAGGGTCCAGATTATGTAGGTACAAATGTAAATTTTAAAATTAGTTATGAATCGGTAAGTACCGATTATGTAAGAATATCTGTATTAGGAAGTTCTCAGCACACACAAGCTACAGCTGCAGGAAATGTAACATTAAATTATCAACAATTACTTAATTCACCTGGTGCACAATATACTGAAAGTGATGGTTTAATATCATTGACATTAAAATTAGTACCATATAATGAACAAGGAAACGAAGTTGTTGTTGGTAAAGAAGAATTTATTACAATACAATTTGATAAAAGTGAATTAACTATACCAAGAAATGTAGTTATTAATAGATTAGTTGATGGGTTTATATCACAATTAAATACCGCATCTCTAGTAGATGAATCATCGAAATATTTAAATCACTTATTACATTTACCAAACGATAATAAATTAATTACAACTTGGTTGGGTAGTGAGGGTTCTTTAATTTTAAAATTATATGAGCCATTATCAACTGCAATACAACCAAATCAACAGGTATGGATTTCTAAATTACAGTCAGACCCAATTATAGAAACAATAAATATAACTGGTGAAAATGCAAGTTTTTGTCCTCCATTAAAAGGTCCTAATTTTTCATTGGAAGAAAATAATGGAGTTGCATATCAGATATTGGATGATTTGATTGCAAGTGGTTCAATAACTTCAAACGATATAGTTAATAATTATTTAGAAGGAACAAATGTTAATACTACTAAATTAAATTTACAATATGTAAGTGGTTCGGATTATACATTTAAATCTTTTTCGCACTTTGGTTCGGCGGAAGAAAGAGCGGCTAATTTCTTTTACAAAGTAAAATTATTAGAAACTTACAAAGCAAAGTATGAGGCATTAATAGCAACAACGTTTATCCCACCGTATGATGGATATAATGGTGGTATTTTAACAGAAAATGGATTTCAAGTAATAACTGAAGATGGTCTATTTGATGTTCAATGGGAAATTGCACAATCAAGTGGTGTAAATCAAGCCGGCGAAGCTAAAAAAGTATTAAATACAATAAATGGTATTTTAAGAAATTTTGATGGATTTGAAAACTTTTTATACAAATCAAATAACAATTTAGCATATCCAAAAGTATTATATGTACATCCAATTACGGGATTAGGAACACTTATTTTAAGGGATACAACGCACGCAAGTGTTACTGCATGGTATAACGCATTAATTGATGAAGCGGCAAATTATGATAAATACAATCCTAATTATTTAGTAAATAATATACCTGAATTTATTAGAGAAGATTATAATAACAATGATTTTATAGTTTTCTTAGATATGATTGGTCAACACTTTGATATAGTATGGGCTTATGTTAAAGCATTGGATAATAATAAAATATTAGAACATAAACAAATCAATGGTTTATCAAATACATTGGTTTCTCAAATGCTTCAATCGTTTGGATGGAATCCTAAAAACGCTTTTAATTCACCATTCTTATGGGAATATGCATTTGGCAAAACAAAAGATGGATTCCAAAAATATGGAATGCCATTATCTGAAGCCAATGATGAAGTTTGGAGAAGAATATTAAATAACTTACCTTATTTGTTAAAACACAAAGGTACTGCAAGAGCTATGAAAGCTATTATGGCTTGTTATGGTGTACCACAATCTATGTTAACAATAATGGAATTTGGTGGACCACAAGACCCAACGCAAGGTGGCACTAGTAAATTTACATTTGATGATAGAACCGCTGCATTTTATTTAAAAGGAGATTTAAATGGAAATGGTAGTTCGAATATTAAAGTTCCGTGGCATGAAATAAATAATGTTGATTATCCTAATTCTATTGAATTTAGAATATTACCAAATGAATTACCAACACCAATCTATACT